AGAGCAGACAGCGCTACAAAAGGCGGGCACTTTATTTGATGTTGAGCAAACTCAGATCATTGCTGCCCTTAAAGGCAAAATTAGCGAAGATGAGCGCAAGCGCTTAGAGCTGCAACTAGCCCTTATTACTGGCAACACAACCGAGGCTTCTAAACTTGCTGGTGAAATCGGTAAGGCTCAAGGCCTTAGCCAAGGATTGATCAATTTCTTAAAAGCCTTGCCAGATGCCAACAATCCTTTTAAAGGCTGGAAAACCTACCTTGATGCTATTGAAGCGCAAGTTCGAAGAATTGCAGTAAGCGGAACTGGCGGAGGCGGTGGAGCAGGTTCAACTATCGCTGGCGCTCCCTTAATGCCTCAGTCAATAACTAGCGGCACAACCATTTCATCTAATGATTTCCCAGTTGCAGCAATGTCAGGCGGAGCGGCAGTTGGTCAGGGCGGTGACGTTTACGTAGAGGTAGTCATCGATGGTCAAAAAGTTGCTGGAGCAGTAAGCAGTTACCAAACAAATAATTATCTTTCAGGTTACAGGATCGATCTTAATCGTGACCTTGGAACGTTCTTGTAATGGCTTTACCTGCCCAGATCGCTGTATCGTTTGACTTTACTTCAGGCGCTACTTTCGGATATCCATTTACTATAGGCGATCCTGTCTATGGCCTATTGGGTGTTGGCACTCTGGCTTCTACAACTACTCCAGCTCCTACAGTTGATCTGACTCCAGATGTTTATTCAATTAGCATTACTCGCGGTCGTAACATTATGCGCGACACCTACGAGGCTGGTCAGGCAACCATCAGAGTGCTTGATCCTCTCAGCTATTTTAATCCTCAAAACACAGCTTCTCCTTACTTTGGCTTCTTGACTCCACTTCGCAAGTTACGTGTCTCAGCAACAGTTGGCGGAGTGGGTTACTTCTTATTTTCTGGCTACACAATCGAATACCGTTATACCTATCCTAAAGGTCAGGAAACTGGCTACGTCGATATAATTTGCACAGATGCTTTCAGACTTTTCCAGCAAGCCGCGGTCACAACGGTAGCAAGTGCTACAGCTGGACAGGCTACTGGGACTCGCATAGGAAAAATTCTTGATCAAGTATCTTGGCCGACTTCGATGCGCTCGATAGATACCGGCAACACTCTATGCCAGGCTGATCCAGGCACTCCACGGCCTAGCTTAGATGCTATAAAAAATGCAGAATTCTCAGAGCAAGGCGCTTTTTACATTGACTCAGAAGGTACAGCCAACTTCATCAGCCGCACAAATGTTATTGCTAAATATGGCGAGACTCCGATCGAGTTTAATCAAACTACTGGCATCCCTTACACAAATCTAGTATTTGCCTTCGATGACAAATTGATCATCAACAGCGCAGGAATGACTCGGCTTGGCGGCATCCAACAGGTTGCAGAGAACACAGCTTCAATTACTAAGTATTTCTTGCATCAAATAAACGAGTCGAATTTGATAGCCCAGACCGATGCTGATGCCTTAAACATAGCCAAGATATACGTGGCTACTAGAGCCGAGACTACGATCCGTATTGATGCTATGACGGTCGATCTGCTCGACCCAGCAGTACCAACTGCCACAATGCTGAACTTGGACTACTTCTCAAATCTAAAGATTACTAACGTTCAGCCAGATGGCTCAACGATAGTCAAGACTCTACAATGTCAAGGACTGGACTGGAATATCACGCCAAACTCCATGAAGGTAACTGTCAGGACACTTGAGCCAATAGTCGAGGGCTTCATCATAGGTTCGGCTGTATCAGGTATAATCGGCACTAACATAATGGCGTACTAGGAGATAAAATGGCAACAGGCTTTCCAGCAAGCACAGGCGATGTCCTAAGTGCGGCTATGTACAACGGGCTTACCTCATTCACAATAGGCGCAGCCCAGACAGCCGATTACACAGCAGTATCGGCAGATCAATTTCAAGCCTTGCAGATAATGAACAAGGCAACCGCGATCGCATTTAAGATCCCTACCAATGCCAGCGTAGCCTTTCCTATCGGCACAGTCATAACTGTCTTAAATATTGGCGTGGGTACTTGCACAATTTCAGCAGTTACTCCAGGCACAACCACAGTACTTTCAGCCGGTGCGGTAGCAGCTTCGCCTACCCTTGGTCAGTATAAGTCAGCAGCTTGCATTAAGACTGGCACAGATGCTTGGTACATCGTGGGTGCAATAGCCTAATGATTGCCAATGTAATTACTGGTGTTCTTTCGCCAAAAACTGCTGCGGTGGTTACTGGTGGAACTTTATCTTCCGACAGCACTTATTTTTATCGTACATTTACTGCTGGCGGCACTCTCGGAGTAACAAATCTTGCTTTAACGGCAGATATTTTAGTTATTGCAGGCGGTGGTGGTGGTTCATTCGGTAATCTTGCGGGCGCTGGTGGTGCTGGTGGCTTACTCGATTTCACTAGCCAAACTTTAAACATTGCAAATTACACAATAACAATCGGCGCTGGTGGCGCTGGTGGAGTCAATAATCCTTTTATTGGATCTACTGGTAATGATTCTCAATTTGGTTCTTTGACTTTGGTTAAGGGTGGCGGCTACGGCGGTCGAGATGTATTTGGAACTATAACGGGCGGCAACGGTGGTTCAGGCGGTGGTGGTGGAACTAACGTATTTGGTGGCACAGCAACCGGCGGAACTGCAACATCTGGTCAAGGTTCAAATGGTGGAACAGGAAATACTTGCGGCGCTGGCGGCGGTGGTAAAGGAGCTGCTGGATCTAACGGTGGTGCATCGCAAGGCGGCGCAGGTGGAGTAGGTTCGTCAAGTTTTTCATCTTGGGGATCTGCAACTGGAACAGGTCAAAACTCTGGTGGAACTTACTATTATGCAGGTGGCGGCTCTGGTGGATCTGATGGCGGCGCGATTGTTGCTGGGGCACTTGGCGGCGGTGGTGGTGGTGGAACAGTTGCTAACAACACAGGCGCAACAAACGGTTTAGCAAACACAGGCGGCGGTGGTGGTGGTGGCTCAAGCCAAACATCTGGCACGCAACGCAATGGCGGAACTGGTGGATCTGGAATTGTCATTGTGCGATATTTGAAGACGGCGGTTTAATATGAGTCATTGGGCTGAATTAGATCAAGACAATAAAGTAATTCGCGTACTCGTTGGCGATAACAACGAGCCAGATGAAGGCGAAGCATTTATGAATAGCCTTGGCGGCACTTGGGTTAAAACTTCTTACAATGGCAACATCCGATATAACTATGCGGGCATTGGTTTTAGCTATGATCCAGAAGCAGATGCCTTTATATCTCCTAAACCAGAATGCGATCACAAAGAATTATTTTTAAATGATAAGTTTCAATGGAATTGTCAAGGTTGTGAGCTGGAATATAAGAGGCTAAGAGATGAAGCCTAAGTTATGCGCAGCAGGACAACAACTAAGAGAACAGTTTGATGACACCTTCCCAGATCGCGATCGCCGTTCCGATGGCTGGATCGGTGACCCACGTCATGCATCGCGTCCTAGCGATCACAACCCTGATCCAAAGTCTGGGGTGGTTAGAGCAATCGACATCGATCGAGATGTCCATAAGAGCGGCAAGCCCGACCTCATGCCGGATATTGCTGATCAAATTCGGCTCGCAGCCAAGCGTGGCGAGAAGCGTATCTCCTACATCATATTCAACGGCCGAATTGCATCAGCTCGCATGGGCTGGCGCTGGAGAAAATATAAGGGAAGCAATCCGCACGTCTCTCATTGCCATATCTCTTTCACTAGCAAAGGTGATAAGGATGGCTCGTTCTTCCAAATACCGTTACTAGGAGCAGATAAATGAATATAAAGAATCCATACTTCCTGACCGCCGGTGCTTTCCTATCTGCGTGGGCAGCGACTAACTTTGCAGCAGATTACCGCTCAATCCTTTGGGCTGTACTAGCTGGAGTCTTTGGATATGCGACCCCTAAAAAATGACACCCAACGATTACCTGAATCTCTATATTGCCACGCTTGCGATAGTGGGTGGATTGGCTGGCTATGTGATCACGCACTTGCTGTCGGAGATTAAAAGACTTAATGGGCGTGTCGATGAGATCTACAACATACTTTTAGAGCGACAATAATCGCATGCCAAAGAAGCGGGTAATAGATTTAGAGGATTACTCGATGCTTGAAAGTTATTGCATTGGGTTAAACGAGTATTTTAAAGCGCTGCGCAAGTCTGGTTTTAGCATAGATCAGGCACTTTACATAGTCACGGCGACTGATACTTATCCTGCAACAATCTTGCCTACGCCTAATTGGTTACCACAACTTCCAGAGCACATCCCTTACGATGATGACGATGAGGATTAACCATTATGAAAAGAACTGTCATAGTCCCAGACTTGCAAGTTCCATATCACGATGAAGTAGCAGTAAAGAATGTTGCAATGTTTATTAAGGCATACAGGCCAGATAGCGTCATTACTTTGGGAGATGAAATCGATCTCCCACAGATCAGCCGATGGTCAGATGGAACGCCAGGATGGTACGAACAAACACTAGCTGAGGATCGAGACCTTGCAGTCGAGGTTCTTTGGTCGCTAGTCGAGCACTCTAAAGAAGCCCACATGATCCGTTCTAACCACACGGATAGGCTCTACAACGTCATAATGAAGAAGATACCAGCATTCCTAGCCTTGCCTGAGTTACGCTTTGAGCGCTTCCTAAAACTCGATGAACTAGGCATTACCTATCATAAGAAGCCATACGCCTTTGCGAAGGGCTGGGTGGCAGTCCACGGAGATGAACAAGGCATTAACCCTAATGCGGGTCTTACAGCCCTTCTAGCAGCCCGTAGGCACGGTTTAAGCGTTGTTTGCGGTCATACCCACAGAGCGGGCCAATCGGCCTTTACAGAGGCTTCAGGAGGCAAAATAGGGCGTATCCTGCGTGGTGTTGAGGGCGGGCATCTTATGGATGTACGCAAGGCTGGTTATACCAAGGGAACTATGAATTGGCAGCAAGCATTCATCCTGGTTGAAGATAGCCAAGTAACCCTAATTAACCTTGAAAAGGATGGCACATTCGTAGTCAATGGGCGCAGGTATGGACGATCTCGATAACGACATCAGGCGCACGATCGACGATGCAGTCGATGAGGCAGAATTGTTACCGTTTCGTTATCAAAATAACCTAGGTTTCATCTGCTAGGTGTGTCATTCTTATCCCAAGAAGCCAGAGATTCTGGTCAAAGGGAGCAATATGACACCATTAGAAATCATCATCGGAGCAGCTTTATTTCTGATGTTCTTTATCGGCTACAAAATAGGCCATAGAGATGGCTACATTGTAGGCCGCAAGGCAGTACGCAAGCACTATGAGTCAATTGATAAGGCACGAGTATGAAACATGCTGAAATCCTACAAAGTGCAACGGATTTATATCAAGACCGCGGACTCAGTTACGGTCATCCGAGTGACAATATGGCAAGAGCAGCAAGGCTTATCAGCGCCTACCTGGAAATGCCGGTTGAAGATTATCAAGTTGCAGTCATACTTTCGCTGGTCAAAATCGCCAGAAGCATCGAAGATGCACAGAAGATCGACACCTGGATCGATGGCGCTTCTTACCTTGCCATTGCGGGACAACTAGCCACAGAGGAGAATGAGCTATATGTTTAATCTAGAAGATTATGAAACAGTCGAAGAACGCCTATCTAAATTTTGGAAGGAACATCCTGATGGTCGAATATCTACTGAGGTCGTTGAGCATACTCTTCAGCGGTTTATCGTTAAGGCTTCTATCTATAGAACTGAAGTGGATGCACACCCTTGGACTACTGGCTTTGCTGAGGAAACCGTATCTACGCGAGGAGTCAATTCTACGTCGGCGCTTGAGAATTGCGAGACGAGTGCGATTGGTCGTGCTTTGGCTAACGCGAATTATGCAGCGAAAGGCAAACGCCCTAGCCGTGAAGAAATGGCAAAAGTCAATCAGGCGCAGCCAAAGCCATTTGCTGAGAAGCTAGCAGATAAGATCACAATGCCAGTCGAGGATGATGTCTGGACTGTTAAAGCGGTACATCCTGCGCCAAGTGCTGCCGAGGCCATTACCCTAGTTCAGGAAGTTTTAGGGGCTACCAAGATCGATAAGGATATCCCTCATTGCAAGCATGGTGAGAGAGTTTGGAGAACTGGCAGCAAGAATGGCAAAGAATGGGCCAATATGAGCTGCAACAACAAGCCGATGAATGGTGAGCGCTGGGCAGAGGTAGAGAAGTGCGATCCGATTTGGTATGTCATATCTAGCGATGGCACTTATAAGCCACAGGTGGCACGATGAGCAGCCTACAGTTTATGAATCAAGACGGAGAATGGGAGTCATATCCTGATGTCGATGTATTGGATCATTACAGGAAGATCCGAGAGAGCGTTCAAGCTTCTGGGATTACGACTCGATGCTGTTTATGCAATAAAGAGTTCGATGTCTCAGAGATCGTTATTACCGGCGGATCATTAAAGGCTGGATTTACCTGGTCTTGCCCTGATTGCCACGCAGTAACGCTGGAGACTAATGTCTCAAAGTAGGAAACACCGCGGCTTCCGCACAGAGCGGGTAGTTGCCGAGTATCTGAGGCACTGGTGGGAAGGTGCTTCAGTAGGTCGAGGTTCTGGTCGTGACGTGATTAACGTACCTTTCGACGTAGAAATCAAAAGTCGCACAGGACTCGATGTAGTGGGAACGCTGCGCCAAATCGAAACTAGGACAGCCAAGAGCGGCTTATTGGGGTTCGCTTGCTTTCGGCTTAATGGGCAGGGTGATACAAAGCCAGCAGAATATGTGGCAATGCTTCGCCTTGGCGATTTGGTGCAGCTACTCCGAGATGCAGGATATGAGAAGCGCAGAGATGTAGTCGAGGACAAAGACATCAAGCGATGTAAGCAATGTGGAGAATGGACAATAAATGATCCCTGTAATTGGTGTGAGGCTCAGTAATGCCTATCTATGAGTTCGAATGCACTAACGATAGATGCGAGGCTAACTTGCGCTACGAACAGGAGCTAAAGATCAATGAACCACACGATGTCGAATGCGGATTCTGCCACGAGCCAATGCGGAAAATCTATAGCAGTTTTGGTATTCAGTTTAAAGGTTCCGGGTTTTACAGCACGGACAAATAAATGAAGCCGATACTAGATCCTGCTTCCTCAATGAGATCGTTCTATTTCAATAAGACTGACGATCGAGTGATCTTTGGTGATATTCGTGAGGATGAAACTCATTTACTTACAAACGGTCAAACTATAAAAATTAAACCCGATCAAGTAATGGACTTTCGGTCTATTCCATATCCTGATGAAACCTTTCAATGCGTGGTATTTGATCCACCTCATATGTTAAGACTTAGCGAGAAGTCTTGGATGCGTAAAAAATACGGGGTATTGGATAGCCAGACTTGGCGTGAGGACATAGCACAAGGCTTTGCCGAGTGCTTCAGAGTGCTAAAAACTAATGGCACTTTGATCTTCAAATGGAATGAAGTATCAGTACCTTTGAAAGATATATTGGCTTTAACTAACCAACAACCAGTACTTGGACATCCTTCAGGTAAAAGAATGGGTACTTATTGGGTGCTGTTTATGAAATCCGACACGCTGTCTGAGCAGGACTTATCGTGATGTGCTTTGAGCCTTTGGTACACTTCTCTGCTAGAAGCCCTCAAGGCTTCAGAGCAAGCCTGAAAGGCGTAGCTTGCTCGGTAGCAGTCGTTATTGGGATATCTCTATCTATAGCTGGAGCTAGTAGAGGTGAGGCTTCAATAGATGCAACTAAATCACTCAAATCATTAGCCAATAAACAGCTAACAGATAAACAATATAAATGCCATAACGAGATCGTATTTAGAGAATCAACCTGGAAGATCGATGCAGTTAATGGATCACACCATGGTTACTATCAGATAAGAAGTGAGCACGTTAAAGGCAAGCCATATGACTATCAGTTCTATATGTATTGGTACTATGTAAGCCATAGATATGGAACTACTAAGTATGATGAGCCTAACTACTGTAAGGCATTACATCATTTGAAGATTAAAGGATGGCAGTAATGGATGCGTTAGGTGTTGGTCTATTGGTTGGTGCTATGATCTTGGTGTTCATTGCAGTATGGATAGACCTTGGCTAAACGAGGAGATCCGAGATTAAGTCGAGACTATAAAAAGTTCAGGCTTGAAGTATTGGCAAGGGATCAATGGTCGTGCTTCTACTGCCAGCAGCCAGCGACAACAGTTGATCACATAATACCGGTGAGCAAAGCACCTGACCTGGTAATCAATTATGAGAACGCAGTAGCTTGTTGTCAGTCTTGCAATAGTGCAAAGGGATCGCGTAATCAGGGCGTTTTTTTAGGT